AGTAGTTAATCCATCGTTTTCTAATGATTGAATCACTGAATATTGTGGGTCAACAAATTTTTCGATAATAGCACCAGGATTATTTTTATCAAATATAATGAAGTCACCTTGTGCTACTTTACTTGATGCAATATATTCAAAGTTACTTTCACGATAATTTTCTTTTCTTAAAGCTGCATCAATACCTAATCTGTCTTGCCTGTTACATAATACTGTATTAGGGACAAATCCAGTTGCATTATCATTACTATCATATCTCATTTCATCATCAAGAATTACCTCATTAGTAATAATATTCTCCGCTGAATCCCATGTTTGGAGAGTAGCAACAGAAGCACGACCACCAGCTTGTATAGCATTAGCATATAAAGTTTCATAGAAATCAGCTATTTTAATAACAGCTTGATTATAAAATTGTTGTAACTGTGCCATGTATCTTCCTCTTTGTTCATCACGAGTAGAAGCTTTATACATGAAACCAACAGGTTTAATTTGACCGGATACGGTGGAACCTTCACCGAATTTAATTTCATTGTAGGTTATACCGTTTGCTACGTATTCTGGGTCAGCTACTTCAACATCACCTTGCATGTAACTTGTGAATAATCCTGATGGATTTTGAACGGTTGGTAATATTGTTAAGAATTTTAATGATTCATATATTTTCTTTTGGACGTATAATTCCATGTTTTGTACTTTGTCAGCTTGTATTGCTGGAATTCCATTAAACATATATATTTATCCTCCTTTTTTTTTATTGTTTTCTTTTTTTTTATAATATACCTACTACGACTTTATTATCAGTAGTTTGGTCAGTTAAAGCAATAAAACCAGATGCAGTAGTACCAGATGAAGCAGTTTTCTTGAATCCATCAGTACTGAATTCAACATATAAACCTGCAGTAATATCTTCTGATGCTTTAGCAGGTACAGTCCTTACAGCTTTGAATATGGTTTCAACACCTAACTCTCTTAATACTCCAGCTGATTTTGCTTGAGCAGCACTATAATCAGTTGCTGGTTCATATCCTCCAACAAATTCAGGATTGTCGTGGACGAATCCAATAACTAGTTTAGTACCAGTTGCTTTTTTAACTAGTAATTCACCAGATATTTCCACTGCGTCACCAGGTACTAATGGATATTGTAATACTGGTTTCTTTTCTTTACCAACTACTGAATTAGTAGTTATAATATCTATTTTTCCTTCTTCTGCTTTCACAGGGATAGTTATCCCTTTAAACATATTTAATTCACGTGCCATATTATTTAGCCTCCGTTTCTTTTATATTTTTTATTTAAATAAACATTTTTTTTTAGTTTTTGAAATAATCTGCTATACGTTGTAAATCTACTTTATCTTTCCGTGATTGTGGTTCTGGTTTAGTATCAACAATTGTTGGTGCGTCTTTATAGAGTTTGTCAAACATCTCACGATTAGATAGATATAACTCTTTAGCAGTTTCCTTTTGAGCTGGAGCTATTTTACCTTCTTTAATATAATTATCAATAGCTATTTCAGCATTTTCATCTAAAAGTTTATTCATGTTCGCTTGCATTTCACGAAATTCTTCTGCTTGTTCAAGTTTATCTTTCACTTCATCGTTTAACGCACCTATTGTATCATCTACAGTTTTATCTTTGTCAGATAATTGTTTTTTAAGGTCTTCGATTTCTTTATCACGTTTTGCTAATTCTTTGTCGAAACCCTCCTTTAATTCTTTAAATCTTTCCAAATAGGTTTCATCAACTATTTTAACAGTAGTATCATATGAATTATTTGTTTCATCAGTAGTATCATTTGAATTATTTGTTTCATCAATTGTATTGTTTTCTTCACTCATTCTATTTCACCTTCTTCATTATTATCTTCTTCATCATTATCTTCTGATTTAATAAACACTGCTGAACATCTACAATTAAGTATCTCGACGGATGAACTGGTGGAAGCATTTCGACTTCATCCAGTTCAAACATCGTACTATCACCCCCTCCATCGTATCGCTCATCGCATATCTCACAAGGATTATTACATACACAGTAAAAGTGAGTGGCTCCTCGTTCTTTCGCTGAGATATAATTACTTATTGTTCGAGCACGTTTTATTTCCGTCCTATATATAACTTTTGCTCTTGTATTGTTAATTGCCTCGACATTATTGGTTAAATCTTTCATAATGTCTTGCCTGAGCTTATTCTCCATAAATCCTGTCTGTATTGTGTCTCGAATCGTTTGTTTCACATCCTCCCCAACATTAGTAACCAATTGAGCTGTGGTATCTTGTATTGCTTGTTCCGTTAATTTCCGATTAGCTTCATAAGTATACTTATTACCCGCAACAGATAGTAATACACTATTTACTGCGTGTTCATCAGCACCCAGTGTAATTAATGGATTCGCAATTGTATATGGGGCTGTCTTTTCTAGAAACTCTTCATAAGTTTCACTATTATAGACATGTGGTTCTATTCGTTTAAGAATAGTTTGAAACAATTTATCCGTATATTTAATACCGTTTCGGATTAACTTATCTTCACGTGCCATTATCTACCTCCTCACTTAATGGTGATTCAATTACACTATTTAATATATCTTCAGTCGCTGTTTCACCGTTCACTGGAGGCATACTGAAATCTTCAACAATTTCACTATCTTCTTGGTTATATTCAACATCAACAGTAGAACGGAACAATTTTGCTATTGTTTCATGTACAGCCTGGTTATCACTAGCTAATGTACCAGTATTTATTAATCCATTTATAATTTCAAATATAGTTTTATAATCTGTTTCATCGAATTTATCAAAACTAAATACTGGTGCTTTAATTGTATTACCATAATTAAATTCTATGATTGGATTAATAATTTGTCTTTGAATAGTATTCGCTATATCTTCAAGTATACCATTGTAGATAATGTAAAGGAAGTTTAATTGTGTATTAGACTGTGCATATGACCCTGTAGTATTACTACTCATTAATAAATCAGGTATGAAGAATAATCTTAGTATCTGATTATCTTTCATTTGGATAACTGTTTTATAATCATCAGCCGAACCATTACCTCCAACAGACTCAATAGTTTCATCTAATCCTACTGTTATTCCAGTCGCCCCTGCGTTTACATCATCAAAGGCATCTAACATAGCATTTCTACTAGAATGATTATCAGATTTACCAACAAGTAAAGGGCTGGCATGTCTTTTACTATCTGTCATTAACCAATTGTTTAAATCTTTTTTCTCACGTATAATTGGTTTTAATTGACGTAAGACACCACGTCCATATGGATTATCAAAGGATTTATCATACGAATATAATAATATCTTATCCACAGGAATATCTACTGCTTTATCATTCGGCGGAGTCTGATGAATACTAACTACATCACCATTATCATCAAAGTTAAATGGTTTATTCTCCAATGTTGATTGATTAATCGGTATAACATTCTGTATAACTAACTTCTGTTCCTCGTTCACATTAAACATTAACTCATTCGCACTAAATCCATATAATACTCCTGTTAATATATATTTCACTATATCGATGACTTCGATTTTCATGTCCTTAAACATATTATCAATAAAGTCTAATACTTCAGTATTATCATCAGGGGATGATAAATTATACTTCTTTGAACATAAAATATGAGTAAATATCAAATATGCTACTTTTACTTGGTCATCGTCAAGTATTTCTAACGACTCTTTATATGAAACATTTGGATTAATCTTCTCAAATCTCGAATAACGACTAAAGACATTATTATTATCTAAAATATTTGTTGATGAATTTTTTTTATTGAATAGCCCTCTTGATTCTCTCCGAAACAATCTACTCCTTAAATCTTCAAGTAATCCCATTTTCATAATCACCTACCTAAATAATCTTTTTCTATCGCTTAAACCTGATACTCCTACAGTATTTACTCCACCACTATTTAATAAATATTGTACTCCATAAGCTATTGCATCTATTATATCATCATGTGCTCCATAAGGGAACGCTTTAAACTGTCTTAAAATATCCTCACGTAAATTATCATTATAAATATTTATACGAAATAATCCATCTAATATTAAATCTTTTAATGGTGTAGCTCTATCTACTTTAGAACCAATTGGGAGTGATTGCTTTGTATTATATCCTTTCAAGTATTTCCGGTATTCTTTATAAAGGAACTCTGATGCTCCGCCTTTGGTTCCTGTTTCCATCATTATTGGTGTATTTACCCCATCATGTTTAGCTGTGCTTTGTACAGTTTTTATTAAATCATCACCGAATCTACCATGCTTTAAATCTGATAATACTATTTCATTCCGATAGTTTAAATAGAGATATGCACCAGCTGAATAATCTGAGTTTTTACTCGGGTCTTCATCTGTATACGCGAAGTCCCAGCTACGGCATTTACTTATTACATGTGCAGTATTCGGGTCATAATTATCAGGTTCAAAGTTAATACAGTCAATATCAAAGAAGTCACCAGTCTCATCTAATGGAGACTGTTGATATAAAGCCTCAAACATTCTATCACCGATTTCATTTCGGCGTTCATTAAAAAATTCAGGCTTATATCGTTCAGGCCATATACATGTACCATCATCATTTAATGCTTTTATTTTAATGAATTTATATCGTTCAGGTTGTTCTTTCTCTAAAACACCAATGGGGTCTTCTGAATGCCACCTAGTTGCTAGCATAATCATTTTACTATGAGGTTCCAACCTTTGTAATAAAATCTCTTTCACATAATTATTCATCTTCTCCAACATAGTAGGAGTACAATCTGTAAAACCTTTTAACAAATCATCACAGATTAAAATATCAACATCCTGACCTGTAATTGTACCCATTGCACCCATTAACTTAATACTCCCCGCTAATTCACCATTAACCTCAAACATGAATGTAGCACGAGCATGTCTCTTCTCAGATAAACTAATATTAAAATTCTCAAGCAAATCCTTATTATCAAGAAACATTTGTCTTAATCTTATACCAAAATTATCAGCTAATGTTTGAGTATTATTCACTATAATAATATTCAAGTAAGGATTATTCAATATTAACCAAAAAGGAAAACTTAATGTAATCAATGAAGATTTACCTGAACGAGGAGGTAAACTAATACATGCTCTATCATAATAATCCGGATTATAAACAACATTAGTTAAAACATCAGATAAATATTCTATATGTGGAGCACCTACATATTTTTTCACTGCCCCTCCCGCTTTCATTACCTCTAATGGAGACAAATAATATTTATCAATCATCTTTATCTAACTTCTTTAATCTACGTTCAAAACGAGTTAAATCCACATTAACATCTGCTTTAGCTTCAAGCTCTTGTTTTATACGAACCTCTGGGCGTGCGAATTCATCATCATAACCCCTTTCCAATAACCAAGCATAACCTTTCCAATCATCCTTAGCCTCAGTCTTCTCAATTAACTTATCAACAAGATTATGTTTCCGGAGAGCCTTAGCTTTTTCTAATTCCATAACAAATGTCTTATACTGGCCAGACTTAGCCTTCTTGCCTCTATCAATCCACCTATAAAAAGTCGATTCATCAATATCACATACTTTACAAATATCCTTATAAGGGAAGCCTTTAGAAACCAACTCATAAATTGTACGACATACTTCTTTAGAAAACTTTACCAAAACCTCACCCCCTATTTTTTTTATACTTGAATTGATTGAATTATCCGAATATTGTTTTCCATCCAATTAACCCAATAATTGTTAATAATACTGGTATGAAATATTTTATTACAGTAATTGTTTGTTCAACTGCTTTTAATCTTAATTCAATATCCCTATCACGTTCTTCCGACCTTGATAAGAATTTATCTATTTTTATATTTATAATATCTACACTATCTTGTAATTTGTCAATCTTTTCTCTTTTAAAGTCCATTTCCTTTTTTAATTCAGCTATTTCTATTTCATTGTGTTTTATTGTAGATTCCTGTATACATTCATGTGTCATTTCATCATACCACCTATTTTTTAGTGTTTGGATTCTGAATATTTACAGGTCTACTAGTATTGTTTTTACTTTGAACTAATTGTTCTGCTCTTTTTACTCTTGCGTCTTCTGATAGTTGTACGAGGATGAAACCAGCTATAGTAATTATTGTAGGTACTATATATTTGTATTCGTCTGGTACGATATTTGTTAAACCATCGACACCGAGATATGTTATTAATGAACATATGAATACAATAATGTTTACTGCTCGACTATAATTCTTTA